GTGGGCATATCCAAAGCTGTGGCTGTGGCTGCTTCTACTGCCATACTCTATTCTCTCTTTTTTTTAAAATAAATAAAAAAAAATCTGTTACACTAAATAATCCCATGTGTTATAATTCCTTATGGAAACCTAATTCCCTTTGGAGGATTCTGTCCATAATGCCTACCTAAAAATGTATTTGATGCGGCTTTTCTTAAAGAAGAGGGACTTTTCCTAAACAATCCGCCTATCTTACTTCCAACCTTACTAACACCTCTGGTAAGTGCTGACTGTACTGGACCTCTTACTGCCTGACCGAACACATCAGCCGCACCTGTCTTGAACTGTTCTACTAAGTTTGCCCTTGAGAATCCACCTTGTGGTGTATCTGCATTAAGGATATCAGATATTGTCCTACTTGTATTACGACCAGCAGTTAAATTATTCTGCAATCTCTCATTTTGAAAGTTAGCACGCTGTTGTAAGTGAGTCAGCCTACCTTCTCTTAATGCCGCAAGTGTCTCTGCTTTCTTTGTATTGAAATCATTAATAGCATTGTTATGTTCAGTACTTCCATATGTACCTGCTCTCCTAAACCTTTCATCAAGTGCTTCTCTTGCCACATTAAAGTCTCTATGAGTAGAGTCGTCTACAGTAATAACACCCTCTCTGGCACGCTTTATCTGAATTTCTGATTCAAGTGCATTCTCAAGTTGCAATGCTCTTAATGGTGCAGACTCAGCATTAGCGGCATTAATACTGTCTATCTCAGCTTGTATCAGTCTCTGTTGTTCTTTGGCTTCGTCTTCTTGTCCTAAACTCATTTCCCAATCTCCTTATATACCATAAAAATCCATCCTTCTCTTTGTTAAATACCACACCTTCCCAGTTATTTAATAATCCAATTACTTCCCCATCATCTTCCCTTACATGAATCATATAAAACTGCTGACCTAATGATTCAAGTGTCTTGTCATACAATTTAAACATCTTCATTAAGACATGAACATTGATAGCATCTATTATACTAGGACAATACTCACCATACGAACCAGAAGATGCTATGTATCCGACAAGGACATTATTTCTTTCTGCCATTACAGTGGGAAATCCAAAGTCTTCATCCTTTGTCGCAAGTCGGTATGTTGTCAATTATTAATTCCAATTCTTTAATAGCTCCGTTAATAGATACTATATTAGTAGTGAGTTGATTAACAATCCCATTCGCCTCATTCAGTTTTAATGATAAATCTTCCCTTTGTTCCTTTAATTCTTTTATTCTTTTTTCTATAGTCATCAGGTAACTCTTCTTGTTTTCTTTTCCCATCCTTATCCTTTCGATTAAGTAATGTTAACTTATATAAATTTTTCCCGTTCTTCTTTAATAAATAAAATAAAAATATAAAAATTAATTATTTACTCAGGCTTATCTGGATATGTAACATCATCTGGGTTACTGAAAGTCTGTGGTATATCCCTTAAACTTTGTCTGTAGGTTGTCCACTCCTGTTCGGAAACGGTTGTAGGATAATCTTTAAGCATCGTGTAATCACTATCCTTTAAGAGTTGGTTTCTCTTAACCCTTATCTCTCCCCACTTATATTCAGATATAATTTCCTCATCACTTATTTGCGAATCAATATTGGCAAACGTTGGTTCTGCCCCCAACTTTGTGGTATTCCAATCTTCAAGAGTTGTTACACCATCTCTTTCAAGTAGTTTAAAATCTGTATTTACTGCTGTTGGGTAAAGATACATTATCTTGTTATAGTAATTTCCCACACCATTCTCCTTCTAAAAATTATTCAGCTATTTTAAAACCATGCATACTAGTATTGGCTATACCTGCAGCAAGATTTGCATCTGATCCTTTGTCGTGTGTGATTTGGCACTCTATGGTATCAGTACTTCCATTAACCTCTATTATACCTGCAGTTATAACAGTAATATCTGCGGCTAATCCAGTATGGTAAAGAACAGATGCAGAGATAGTTGCATTTTTCAATATTGTTAGGTACACCGTATCCCCATCTCCTAATGTCTGAACATATACCCTGCCAATTACAAGATAACTTCCTGCAACTGAAGGAGTCCATGTGTTAGATGCAAAGTCATTGTTTGAGTCAAGCCCCTCCGTTACATAGAGAACTTTTGTGGCTGTACCAGTTGAAATAGTTTGATCGGGCCATATACTTACTTTTAAAACAGGTATCGTTCCAATGCCAGCACTCACAACAGGCGTTCCATCTGCTTTTACATAACTGATACATTGTACAGTATTAGAACCTGTTGATTGAAATACGGCTACATCGCCAGCAGCAGTAGTTATATTAGCTTCACTTGGCAAGTCTAAGTTAGTAGCATGGTGAGTCATGGTTAACGCACCGTCAAATTGTAATGTAAACTGTCTATCGGCTGCAACAGTCATCGCTGCAAAGTTAGTCGTGCCAGTTACATCAAAGTAATCTCCATCAGTATCAATTACAAGTGGCGATGCCGATGCTATGTCTCCACCTTTTTCCGTTTGCATATAATTACCATTTGCATCAAGAAAACCACCTAATTGTGGAGAACCATCAGCAGCCACACTTGCTATACCCCCTGCGGCAGCTTGCCAAGAACATGTTCCATCGCCATCTTCCCGTAAAAACTTAGTTCCAGCACCCTCTCCTGTGCTTTTTAACTCTGTACCCTCTAAATCCACATAAGTACCATCTACTGCCGTTCCCTGCCATACTCCGGAGGCTACCGTTCCTGTCGCAGTAATATTAGCTTGTGTGAAGTGTTCATTTGCAGCAAAGTTTCCCAGAGAGTCATGGTCTATATCACCATCTGAAACAGCTCCTGTTGAACCTGAAACGCTTGTGACTTTTGCATCCGTATATGCCGTACCTATACTTGTGCCATTCCATACACCAGTTGCAATAGTACCAACAGAAGTTAAAGATGACGATACTATCGCACTATCCAATCCAGTCGGGTCTATATACCAATTAGCCGAATTTGTTATTTGCTCAAGTACATATCTTATACTTGCCAACTCACCACCGAGCGTAGTTGCTAGTGACTCTGTAGCAGCTGGGTATGGGTCTCTTGTTACTCGCATCTGTGCCACATCAGTAGAATAATCATCTAACTGTAGTGGTACTCCATTGTCTATATGGTTCTGATGGTCGGCATTGTATATAGTATGTGTGAGTACTAATCCATCAGCCCTAGTTGTATGTGTATAACCTGCTGCCATTAATCTCTCCTTTAGATACTTTTATTTAAAAGCATTGTTTAATTTGAAACTCTCTCATCACTTGGCATTAAGTACAATAAGAATTTAGAAATTTTAAAGTCCTCATCGCTATTGCTATTCTTGCCTATCATTGAAAATCTCTTTCCACTACCAGTAATTCTTTTTCTTCTATTAACTACATGACTACCACCAAGAGCATCTCTTCCCAATACAAAGTTTCCTAATGCACGAGATGTAGTCATACTAAATGCATAAGTATCTTCATATACACCATCCCAGTGAATATCAACACTAAGGTCAAATGGACCTATTGGTTCATATACTAATTCTAGGAATTGTCCCCTCTTTCTCTTTACAGCTAGTGACTTGTCAAACCAACTAAAGTCATCATGTGATGTTTGGAACTTACCTTCATAACCAGTGCTTGTATCTTTTATTCTTTCTGCCCTGTCTAGACTGCGAATAAAGCCGGCAGTATCACCTACATATGGAAGGAATGTACTGTCAGATTCTTTCCTTATCCATATAGAGGTACACTCATTCTGGTCACTAAGCCTAAACCTCTCAACATTAGGTCTATTAAAATCTACGATAACCTGCACATCATTAACTGAACTGGTAGCCTTTGTCAGTGCGAATCTAGCCTCTCTTCTTTTTGGATACCATACTGCCTGACACTTATTAAGCCTTGACAGATTTATATTATCTCTTACCCATGTATCCATCTCTGCTTCTTTGGATAAATTCCTAGCTGATACATCGCCAAACTCCTGAACGGCTGATAGCAACTGGAAGTTACCGCTATTATCCAAGAACAGTACGTCATTATCTACAACTGTTAATGCCAGTGGACTAGCACATCCAGTACTATTATTAAGCCTGACAACTTTCCAGTTAGATGCAGTAACGTCTGTAGTATCAACAGCATATACGCCCAGTGGAAATTTCCAAACAATAAGAAATCCTTTAAAGGAAATGCCAGCTATAAGTTTTTCGCCTTCACCTGCATACACAGGAATGGAAGATGTCATGTCTTCATGGTCATCTGTCTCGCTATAGTAAAGTCTGTGTGGGTCATTAGCGTTACCTGCTGTCCACATCCTACCTTCATGGTTCACACCAAATGACGGCTGATTAGTTCCTGACCAATCTGACGGCTGAGTGCCAGCACTGTTCGTTGATGGTGCGGTTGCACCCAGTGAACCATCTGCTATATTATCCGTATAAGTTGTTGTTGTGTTATCAGTGAGAGTTGTGAGTAATTTGTATGTTGAGTCGCCACCCTCTGTCCTATAAATCTTTCTTGATGTTACTGTTGTGTGAGATGATACTGGTATCGCAGTTAAAGCCACTTGACCATCTCCACCAGTAGGTGAGATATTAGCACTGACTGTTCCAGCTTCTGTCTCACCATTTGCATTTACATATGTAACCTTCCAAGTATAAACGACACTTGTATCAAGGTTACCTGCACCTGCACCTGCCAGTGCCACTGTTACTGCACCCGGAGCAGTTACACCTGTTGCACCTAAATCTGCGGTTGTTGAACCATCGGCAGATAATACCTGAGGTGCATCAACACCATTAAAGAAGAATAGTTTTCTGGTATTCCCAGATGCCTCAAGACCACCTGCAACAAACACTCCCATCGCAGATGTATCAAGTCCAGTCTTTAGTTCTGTCTGTGTTACAAATGCATCATCAGCATCTTTGATTAGCTTCCCACCACTTGTATATATAATTGCTCTTTGAATAGCAGCTGTTGGATTCCAATCGTATCCACTAAGAATAGTTGGAGTGCCAGTGATAGCACTTGCATTATGCAAGGAGCTACCGCCTTCTTTTCTCATCAAGCCTTCCGAATATTCTATATTATTAGCTTGAATAAGTTGTGTTGGTGTTGTGGCTGATAGGTTCTTTGAGCCTGTAAACCCATCAGTACCTAATGGTAGTTCTACTATAAATCCTTTGTATCCCATAGTAATTCAGTTCGGAGAACTGTATTCTCCTTCTCTTTATGATTGATAAGGTTCTGCTTCATAATCAAGTTGAGTTAATAAATCCCACCTTGGAACGATAGCACCATAAGTACCACTCATCATTGAAATTCTTGATTGATTTTCTCTTGACATAGCAAGTAGTCCTTGCTTTGCTGCCAAGCCAACTGTCTCTGCCCTGTCATCATTCATATCCATAAGTAAATCAAACAATGCTATATTACCTATGACATGACGATGCCTAAGAGGGACTTCTGGTTCTTCGCTACCACTATCTGTTAAGTCTGCTGGTCTTTTCTTATACCAATAATTAACCCTAACAAGGTCATCTACTGCATACTTATTAAACATTATTGTTGTGTCATCAACGTAAGCAAACTTACTAGGTACTCCCCCTGCAACATTTTGCAGGGGGGGTAGCTTATCTAAGCTGACACCTTCAACCTTTCCTTCGTTATCATTAGACCTGTTCACCCTCATAGGTGCTAAGATTTCTATGGCATCAGAAGCTAGAGTATAATCTAGCTGAAACAATGTATAAGAAGCTGTCGCATCCGTGCTCCCTGTATATACCGAATCTAATGTTAGCGTGTCCGATGATGCTGTATGAGCCGAGACCCTGAATACATCCTCATGCCCATCTACTTTAAAATATCTGTTATCCATATCTACTGCCTGAGCAGCAGACAATGTTGCAGTGACTGAATCATTGGTTACCGATACAGTCCCAGTAGTTATTGCTGTCTGCAATGTGAATGTATCCCTAGCCCTAAGCCAAGTCCAGTCCTCATTAATATCAACATCGAACTCACCACCACCAGTCCATATCTTTCTATATGCAGAGTTTACATACTCAACAGCCTTAGAGTCATAGTCGGAAGTTCCGTCTATCTTTTCTCCAGCCTTAAATAATATGTAACCTATAATGTCTGATGTGTATTTAAAGTTAGCCATAAATATTCCTTTAATCAAATAACATAGGGACAAACGTAGCTATCAATCCAACTACTATTCCTACAGCACC